CCCATATATGTTACAATCGTCTATTATTGTTATTTTAAGCCACTTATTTAAGCACAGATTGTAACAAGCTAATGTTACACGTGTTACAATCCTTATTTTACGCCATTTTCAAATGTTACAAAATTTCCGTACGCGAGAAAAAGTTTTTTGATTGAAATAAAAAATGTCTCCTAGAAAAAAGTTCTATAGGGTGTATAAATAGCTATGCCCAAAAAAAGACGTAAAGCAATTAATACTGGAACAACACCCGATATACCTTTCCATAAGGTTAGAATTGAGTGGGTTGACTGTGTTTCCGATAGTGGTTGGGCTACAGATAAAGAGTTTGATAAGATGAAATTAGCAAGACCCGTAAATGAGGGTTGGCTATACGAAAAAACAAAAGACCATATTAAAATTTTTGCGTCATACGATAAGGATGAAGATGGAATTACTTTTGGAGATCGGACAATGATTCCTCGTCCTTGGGTAAAGAAGATAACTCGTCTGTAACTATCTCTGCATTTTTATCAATAATGGGTTGATAGTGTTTAAGAGCTTCAACAACTCTTTGATCAATCTCTTCCTGGGATAAGTTTTCATGTTTATGTAAATGTATTTGTTGATTGTTATAAAATCCAGCTGCTTTTCCACGTGAAACTTCCATATTACCTGCAGCAGTCCATGCTTTGTTTTTTCTAAATTCGTCTCTAAGTTTACCTAATTCACTTAAATGTCCTTCATATGATATATCATATTTTTTCATTAACTCAGATCTTCTTTGACCTATGTACTCTACTACTAAGGGGAAATGTTTTGGATTTTGTAGTCTACTAGCAATAACGTGAGCAGTGTCTTCTGAATAGCCTGCTGCAATTGCACATTCAGTTGCACTCATTCTTCCTTCTTCGGTCACAACTAAGTTAGCAAATTTTATTTGCATACTGGTTAATTTTTTAGGTAATCCCATGCTTGAATTATATAAATTATAGGATATATTGCAAGTTAGAATGAACGGAAGATTATTGCGACAAGTATTAGATAAAATGACGAAGGGCAACCTTCACTCTGGAAATGCTAGAGTTCAAGTCTGTCTACCTGATGGTAAATATTATGACGTTACCTCTTTACAACTCTTAGAAAATAAATTAATTGGAGCTAGAGAAACCCATAGATTAGTGTTTACTGTTAAGGCTGAAACATGGAATATGGGTAAAGTTTTGAAGAAAGTTGGAAGCACCACTTAACTCAAATTTTAACTCAAAAAATGTTGAAGGAAGAGACAAAATTTTGGCATGAAATTAGAGGACATAAAAGCAAAATATCGTGGACTAGATTGGAAAATAGTGCTGCACTTGGCACTCCTGATCTATTGGGGTATAATAATTCTGGCCACTTTTTCACAGTAGAATTGAAGTTAAAAAAAGTTAAGAAAGTCCTGTTCTCACCACACCAAGTTTCGTTTCATTTAAGACATCGAAAGAACACTTTCATCATGGTAAAAACCCAGCCAAAGGCCCTCGATCCTTTGGCCATAAAACTTTATGAGGGAAAAGAGATACGAAAATTACGGAACGGGGATCACGTGTCGCCTGTAGCTTGTGGCCTTGACGCGTGCTGCTTGTTCCTTGAACGCTTGTAGCCTGTTGCGTGCTTGTGGGCGGGGCCCACCCCATGCTTGCTGCTTGTGACTTGGAAAGTCCCAGGAATCTATTCATACCACGATTGCTCGGAGTAATCTTCCGGGCCATGTCTAGCTTCAAAGATAAACGCCTGGAGTTTATCCTCCCAGGACCATTGCCCGGATTCCTTCTCCAGGATCGGTTGAATTTTTTTAATAAATTTTGCAGCTTGCTCCCTGGATTTAAAACCTCTTTTGATGTCTCGTGCTTTTTCACGTGACCAATACGACCATCCACCCTCTTCATCACCGCCGTGATTCCTGGTCGACCAATAAATAGAAATATAAAAACTAGTGTTGACCATATGCAATGTTTTTCACCTTCGGATCCCAACACGCTCGACAGTCACCGCAGGCGTTGCCTTGTTTGGGAGCGGGGCAAGTCGCGCCTTCAGTAACTACAGTCGATGTATTCGGCCAGGATCCGCCGGCTTTTTGGTCAATCATAGGCATGGAAAAACGAATAACTAAATTTTTAGGGGCATCGGCTACGTGTGCCTTGGTCCACGCTTCACGTGTTGGCATCCAATGCTGAACACCCGGCGTCAACTTGCAAACTTCAAAAATTTTTTTTAAATGATCGAGATCTTGGACATCGCCGGAATCATGCCATCTAAAAAATTTAGATTTTTTCGAATTGATCAAGTGAACCATGGCCGAAACCCAACCAGGATTTTTAATAGATTCCAGGCGCCTGTATTGTGCAGCTTGAACCACCGCGAATACATAGCAACCTTTTAATGCATAACAATCACTACAAACTGTATTCTCTTGCTGTGCTAATTTGGATCCCGTTTTGCATTCTTTAGCCGGCAGGCCATAGGACCAACCTGGCATTTTGGACGGCCTACTAAGACCGCCCACAGTTTTTAATGCTTGATTCGTTTTCATAATATTGTTTATAGGATAATCCTATAATTAAGTCAACAAAAAAATTTTTTATTTTCGGGGAGCGCATGTGGGCGGGACCCACCCAAAAAAATAAAAAATCCAGGTGCTTGCTGCTTGTCGCTTGCGGCCCTGGATTTAATGCCTGGCGTTGTCGCTGGGTCTACCGGGACCGCGTGTAACTGCAGCTCGATCAGGTAAGTTTATAATAAACTTACAGGTACCTAACTCACCTGATCCCAGGTCCCGGGCGGGCTTAACCCACTGATTGCAAAGCAACCGGGACCAGGGATCAGTCGGCGATTGCTCGCCGACTAATTAGTTAATTAACAAATCCTAAACCCTCCACTAAATCTGCAAAATTCAGCGAACTCCTTAATAACATCAACGCTAAAAGGATAGGACGCATTCCACTTTCTTTTATCGTAAATTCTTTCCCATTCGTCGTGATCTGCTTTTGGAAAGTCTTTTGGAGCAAGATTGGTTTTACCCAATTTCTTTTCAACACTCTTACAAAATTTATCTAACTCCTTCTCAACTTTGTTGTTGTGTCTTTCTGCTTTTAGTCTTTCCTTTTCGTACTTGTCTTGAAATTCTTTAGTGTGTCCACTCTCGATCAAGACTTGTAATTGGTTATGGATTTGTTGTGCGGTTTTTTCGTCAACTTCGTGTCCACCGTTCTCGTGCCAATAACCTTCGTCCTCCTCATCAACGCAACCTGTAAAATTAATTACATAGTCTGCGATCGGACGCCACCACCAAACATTGGCTCTAAAGTATTCGCCGACAACTTCCTTCCTATATTGTTCAACTTTCTCAAAATGTTTTGTTAATTCATCTTGAGAATGTTTTTCGTTCCAATCCAAATTTTTTGGTTTAACTGCTTTATTTGGATTGTATGGATTTGTTCCGTATAAATCAAAACCCATGATATAACCTCCTTTGTTAATAGGATAATCCTACATTATTAAAAAGTATAATCAACTAAAAAATAAATTATTTTTTTTCAACTCCAGGTTGTCCAGGTAGAGAAGAGCATGTGGGCGGGACCCACCCGGGGGGAGGAGGGGCGATTACTCGCCCCAGAAAATTTATTCGTGCATTACGGGAACACAAGGCAATTTTTCCATGGTTGTAAAAATTGCTCCCGCTCCATTACCCTCATCATCTTGAGAGGGATAGAACCAATGTCCGTTGTCCAATTTGAAAGCAACTGCTCGAGCGTACCAACAATCCTCTCCGAAACAATTGTTCATTTCTTCCTCACTCATGATTTTAACAGAAACAATTTTTTTATTTACAAAATGCTTTGAAATTAATTTAATCCATTTATCGTCTGTCATTCTGCTCCTTTCTGAAAAATATTAAACGTAATTGAAACAATTTCTGAGTTTGCTGTTGTATACCTTTCTCTGTCTCTGTCCCAAAACGTCATATATTTTTTTCCCGTTTTTTTATTTGTTCCTATTCTACTTTTATCGTCCCACGTTCCTCGTCTCGATACACTTTTTCCATGAAGATTATCTTCACCATTAATAAATTCTGGTGTCCACGTGACGAAGAATTTTGTTCCTTTGTTCAACATATTTATTTTTCCTTTCTTCTTGACATATTATCCTACATGACTATATTGTCAACTATGAAAGGAGGAAATATGGAAAATACACACTCAACATTTTTAGTGTTAAGAATAAGCGAAGACAAAGACAACGGTAGAACTGAAATTGACGTTGTTGAAAGTTTTGATCTTATGGTCGACGCTAAAAAATACATTGATGCAAAGGACTCGATTGAGCGTTTAACTCCAAGATTTTCTTGGAAACACACTCAATATAAAATTCAACAAGTTTTTTACAAGTCCTTTGTTCAAGAAGCTAAAGCTTCTTAATGTTGTAAAAAGAACACATCGGGTGTTGCAGATATGCAGCACCCGGTGGGTAGTGCATGTGGGCGGGGCCCACCCAGAAAAATAAAAAAAATAATTTATTGACACTAATATAAAATAATATATTATCCTATACATAACAAAGGAGAAAAATGGAAAGTAAAAACGAGTCAATGTTAGATCTTTTAAATGAAAGTGAAATACACTTCAAAGATCTAAAAAAGAATGATCGAATAAAGTCTAATCAACTTGGGACACCAATCACAGGTAAACTAATGGAAAGTCCAAAGCAAGGTAAAGGATTAAAAAAAGTAGTTTTGATTTGGTCTAATGGTTCTGAGATTGGAATGTTCGATGAGCACGGTTCAGTATACTCTGATCAAATTGTTTCGGTCGAGCGTGATGGAACATGGCACGAGGTTAGTCATTCATGACAGATAAAAAAGATATAATTATTTGGGGTTACGAAAGTCAGTATCAAACTAAAAATGGTAAGCCTAAAATAACTAAATTTAAATTATCTAAAATTATAAAAGATTTAAATTTTATAACTTATCATGATGAAAATTTTCCTCATCAGTATTATATGAATAGAAAAGATATACCTAAATAAAACTTATGGGTGTATGCAGCTAATGCATACACCCCAGGATTGTAGAGAGAAGAGCATGTGGGCGGGACCCACCCCGACTCTCTCCCCTCCTAATAGAGGTACCAATGCGTTTTGAAAATTTGAACTTTTTATTTTTATCGATCCCCTTTTTTGCAAAAGGGATCCTAACATATACCCTATATAGCTTGATTTGTATAATTTATCCTATAAAATACTTTTTTGGTTCCATATGAAACTAACAATAGACCAGATAAATAAAATACCTGATGTACAGGTTAGAGAAAGACTGAAGGCAGACATACTTCGAGGTTATGAAAATCAGAAGGCAGAAGCCGCGAGAAACGATTTTTTAACCTTTGTTAAAAGGATGTGGCCACAATTTATTGAAGGTGAGCATCATAAAGTTATTTCCGATAAATTTAACCGTGTTGCAAGTGGCGAGCTTACTCGTCTTATAATTAATATGCCCCCTAGACATACAAAGTCAGAGTTCGCATCTTATTTTTTACCTGCGTGGATGATTGGCCGTTATCCTAGTTTAAAGATTATTCAAGCAACTCACACAGCAGAACTTGCAGTGTCCTTTGGCCGTAAAACTAAAAACTTGATTGATTCAAAAGAATATCAAGATCTTTTTGCAACTAGACTTCAAGAAGACTCAAAGGCAGCAGGACGATGGAACACGGAACAAAAGGGTGAATACTTTGCAGTCGGTGTCCAAGGTGCGGTGACCGGGAGAGGTGCTGATCTACTCATTATTGATGATCCACATTCCGAGCAAGATGTAAACTCTCCTAATGCATTTGAAAAAACTTGGGAGTGGTATACTTCAGGACCACGTCAACGTTTACAACCAGGAGGAAGAATAATTCTGGTTATGACAAGATGGAGTAAAAAAGATTTAACTGAAATGTTACTAAATGCACAGAAAGAAGAGAAAGCGGATAAATGGGAAATAGTAGAGTTCCCTGCAATCTTACCTTCAAATAAACCTGTATGGCCAGAATATTGGAAATTAGAAGACCTAGAAGCTGTGAAAGCATCTGCAGGTGTTAATAAATGGAATGCACAATACATGCAAAACCCAACCTCGGACGAAGGAGCTTTGATCAAACGAGAGTGGTGGAACGATTGGGAAGGAGAACTTCCAATGTTAGAACATGTGATACAATCTTATGATACAGCGTTTTTAAAAAAACAAACTGCCGATTATTCTGCAATTACAACTTGGGGAGTATTTAGAGAAAACGAAGACTCACCTCAATCAATTATATTAATAGATTCTTTAAAAGGTAGATATGAATTTCCTGAACTAAAAAGAATTGCATATGAACAATATATGTATTGGAAACCTGAAACAGTTTTAATTGAAGCTAAAGCTGCAGGACTCCCTTTGATATTTGAATTAAGAAAAATGGGAATTCCAGTTGCAGACTTTACACCGAACCGTGGAAACGATAAACATGCAAGAGTAAACTCTGTTGCACCCCTGTTTGAGTCGGGTCGAATATTTGCACCCAAAGACAGAGAATTTGCACAAGAAGTAATTGAAGAATGTGCTGCGTTTCCATATGGTGAACATGATGATTTGGTTGACTCCACCACCCAAGCAATCATGAGATTCAGAGATGGTGGATTAATCAATCATCCAGACGACTATCAAGATGAACCACAACCTAGAAGAAAGTACTCATATTATTGGTAATGACGTTCGTATTTAAACACCCTAGTAAATATAAAAAATTAACGACCACTGTGCCCCCTAAATCAGGGCCGCAATCAGAAGGCTTGAATATTAATTATAATACTGTTAAAGATGTAAAATTGGAGAAAAAACATGGCAATAGACAAAAGTCTACCAAACAAAAAGGTTGAGATACCTGGGGTAGAAGAACAAATAGAACGACAAATAGAAATTCAAGAAGACTTACCAAACGCAGGTGAAACTGAAATCACACCTACAGAGGATGGTGGTGTTGAAATTAATTTTGAACCGGGAGCATTTAACCAAGAACAAAGTGAAAGTCATTTTGATAATTTAGCCGAGTTATTGCCGGAGGAAACATTAAATCCTCTCGGTTCAGAGTTAGTACAAAATTATACAGACTACAAAGCTTCAAGAAAAGATTGGGAAGATACTTACTCAAAAGGTTTAGATCTTTTAGGATTTAAGTATGAACAAAGAACAGAACCTTTCCAAGGTGCAAGTGGTGCCACGCACCCTGTACTTGCTGAAGCAGTTACACAATTCCAAGCATTGGCATTTAAAGAATTGTTACCTGCAGATGGCCCTGTAAGAACAAGAACTGTTGGAGCACCGACTCCACAAAAGAATGACCAAGCAAACAGAGTTAAAGAATTCATGAACTATCAACTCATGGATGTGAT